GCCAAGTCTCTGGCTACAGCGAGTTTCAAAAACCTACTAAAATAAAGTGGAAGTGTTGACATCATGTCAGTCGATGTAAACGGGGAAAGCTCAAACTTACCGTAAACGAATAATTGATATTCTTGTGACGGCGCAGGATATAGCTGCAACCTTGTACGATCGATTTGATCGACAATAATTGCGTAGATTGGCAATCCATTTAATGGTGCGTACTTATATTGTTCGTTAAACGAGTGATCAGATACCGCGATCAAAGGATATGTGACACCCGTTAGCTCTAACCAAGCGTTTTCAATATTAGCCAGTCTTCCTTCGTTAACATCTGCGCCGGTAGCACCGAAAGTTACGTATCTTTGACTAGCAATAACCGTAGTTTCGACCTCTTTATCTACCGTGATCATTAGTCCAGTACCGCTGAAAGAGCATACCAATTCGTTTAAAAATTGGATTCCTTTCGATAAATCATTACCCTTAAGCGAAACAGTAGGGCTATTTGCAGAAATTAACTGATAAGAGTCATCAATAAATTGCTTAACGGTCTGCACCATATTCGATCACTCCGTCTTCGGCAGTTTCCGAGGAATCCTCGTTATCTTCTTCTTTTGCTATTTCTTCATCTTTTGCTACTTCTTCTAATTTTGTTTTTTTCTGTGTTTTGTATGAAATTTTTGGCTTCTCTGATTTTTCTGGCTTCTTTATCTCTTTGCTGGACATAAATTCCTCCACACTTTGGAACCATAAGCCCGAGCTAACGTATTTCTCGAACTCTTCGTAATTTTTAGCTAGTTTTGGAGCGCCTTCACCATATACAAAAGCTCTGAAATGTCTTTTATTCGTGAGATTGCCTAAATACATAAACTGCGGCTCTATCTGTGCATGATTGTGTTTCATTTTTTCCTCTCTTCTCATAGGTGATTCATCTTCAAAAATAAACTCGTCATCCATCTCGTTAATAACCTGAATTTTGCTTCTCATACTCACACCTCTTAAAAAAATGACCGCCTAGAGAGAGAGGTTAGGCGGTCTAAATACTCACGGAATTGTCTACGTGAGGGTGTTACGAACGAACGCGAACTGCAAACTCAGGATTGATAGCAACACCACCGATGATGTCTAAACGATCCAGTTGTAAGTAGTTTCTGATATCTGCACCGAGAGAGTACGTAATAGCTAATTTGTACAACTCGCTGTATGTCGTACGCACTTCAACACCGCCTTTCAATTCACTGATCGGAGGAGCTGCAAACACGACTGCTTGGTTGTGATAAGCGATTGAAACGTTGTGATCATTTGACAAGTAAATCTGCGCGCCATTTGGAATAGCAGCAGAAATATTTTGTCGAGCGCCACTCACTACGATTTCAGGACTAATCGGAACGGTTGCAGTGCCACCACCAGAAGACGTTACATCAGCAGTTACCACGAATTGGGCACGCTGTTGTAATGGCTGATAAGTGAGAGGGTTAATCATAAATACTTCGGAAGCGTCAGCGATTTCGATGATGTCTCCCTCGCGGAACACAACATCTGATGCGATTAAACCAGTCAGTGAAAGAGAAGAGCCACTGCTTACGGGACCCCCCGTAACAATGCCGCCTAGTTTAAAACCAGTAGGAGCTCCGCCGCCTGTCTGACCAACACCAGCGATTTGACGATTCAAGAAGTTCGTTTTGAAGAAATCAAATCCTGACAAGTGACCAATGAAACCATCCATTAATGCGCCGGTGTTAACAGTTTGGTTAAAAACTGTACTTAATGCGCTGGAAAGATTGGCTGAAACTCTAGGAGCATTTGCGAAGAAACGATTGCCATCTTCGGGAATGCCTAATTCAGTCATGTAAGCATCGGCCAGAGTAATAGTATCGAAATCCACTGGAACGCCAGGCGTGCCAACAGCTTGATAAGTTTTTTTCTGGAAATTTTCAGAAGCTACGAATTTCTCGACATCATTAGCCAGAGTTTTGGCACGAGGATTTAACATCATATCGAGATACGGCCTGTCTCTTGCGCGATCGAATGTTAATTCCATACCAGAGAACTGCACCATAGTATGAAACTGAGTATCGATAGTAAGAGGGCGAATGACCTGTACGCGTGATTCAGCAGTAGCTGTAGCGCCACGTCCACCTAGATATCTTTCTTCTAAGCGATAATTAAGAGTTTGGCCTGTTGCGAATTTTAAACCTTTGAAATCTTCTTCAAGGTTACGATTTGCCACCTTGACAAAGTTAAGATAATTGACAAAACGAATGAATACTTCATCCAAAACATATTGTGTAACTTCGAAACGATTGTTCGACATATATTCCATCTCCAAAAAAGGGTTAATAGCGCCAAAAATGGCATTCTTTACGTCTTAGTTGGACGGCAACTGAAATACACGTCGTTGTGATTGATGGAGATCACCTAACTACACATCAGTACAAATTATATACTTTGGTTATTTGTTAGTCAATTTATTATCGCCTTCTTGACCTAGCATGCCTATCAATCAATGACTCGATCGAAGGGCGAGTATTAATAACTTTTTCAGTTACATCGCTTTTGTCGTGATCCATAGGTCGCGCCGATTGTGTTGTTGAATTTTTTGATAGTTCATCAGGATATTTTTTAGCTGCGGCATAAAGAAAAGCGGCTGGGTTTTCCATCGAACGAGTTGCCATTACCATAGCATCAGTAACAGGCTTATCTCTAAGCGTGTCTATAAAATCAGGATATTTGCTCATTCCAGAGTTAAATTTTGATTGAAATTCATCATGCGCTTTTTGTTCTCGACTCTTTCTTTCAAATTCTTTGTTCTCTTGGTCTATCTCTGAATAAGTTTCTTTAACAAACGCTTTTAACTGCGTTCGCCAGTCTTGTTCGGAATTTTCGTCATATTCAAAACCGGTATTAGCAGCAGTTTTTTTTTCATCTTGCGTTGGCTGTTGCTCTTGACGAACTCGCGCAAGCCGTTCGCGAATCTTGTTCTGAACTTCTTCTTCTGTGTAAGTCTTTTTTTGCTTCGTTACTTTGTTGCCGTATTCGTCTTCTTCATCTTCTTTATTGTGTTCTTTATCTTCATTTGCAGAATCACTAGGCTTGCCATCGTCCTGAACTGGATTCTTCGGATCAATACTTTCGTCTTCCACATCATCTGCTGCATTTTGAACATCAGGATCGATTTCTTTTTGAACTTCTGATCTAACTTTCGGCTCTTTCTTTCGCTCAGATATTTTCGCATCGATTCCTTCTTCATTTTCAGAAGCAATAATATCTTCTTTATCATCTGGCACATTCTCTGGTTTGACATCAATGTTTCCTCTCGTCAAAATTTCGTCCACATTATTCATAGTTCGCTCTCTTATTTTGGTGTTGGTCTAGGTGGTTGGTTCAAATGATTCGGTCGAGTCAGTAACTCAACAATGTTTTGTGCATTTGCTATCTGAGCATCTGTTTCTGTTCTGTGAGTTTCAGCCATATAACCCATAATATGTTCTTGAAGGTTTGACGCTGCTTCCTCTCGCTTAACTTGCATCTCTTGAACTCTTAATTGCATATCCATATCGTCAATTTTCATTTCTTGTTGCATTTTCATTACTTTTGCCTGCAATTCCTTTTCTTTCAATGCAAGTTCTTTCATTTTCAACACGAAGTCCGGAGGGGGAGCTTGAGGTTTTTGCTGCACGGGCTGCCCAGTCTTGCCAGCTTCAATGATTTCTGGCGGAACAATAGTTCTTAGGCGATTAGTTAGTTCGACAACATCAGCAATCGGTAAATTCTTCGCGTACAGGTCAGCAATAAGAGTGAACAAATCAGGTGCCGCTTGCAGAATCATTTGCAACGCTTCCAATCCTTCTGCTTTTTGTCCTTCATAACTAGCGCCTGGCAATAACCTGATTTTGAAATCGCCAACCGTCATATCATTAGAAATAGTCACACCGTATTCGTCGGCTTGTTGATTCAACACAACAGCTTTCCGTCCAGAATCACCGACTTCTAATGTCATCTTACGTTCAGTATCGAATAAATGAGGGATCATTTCGTTAACAATCTCACCACCAACTTCAATTGCACGATTGATTGCGTCACGAACAATGAAGTTCTTGTACATTCCTTGACGAATTCTTGCTTCTGCATGACTTCCACTGCGTTCGTTTCCTTCACGTCCTAATTCTGCGTTGTACATGCCGACACTTGATTGGATGTCGTTGCATGCGCGTTCGTAATGTTGGAGAAGTGAAACGGGAATTTCTGGTGGTCGCAATTGCTCTGGCTTGGTGCCGCCAGCCTTATCTACGTCATAGACAAGCATGCCTTGCTGAACAGAAGGGTTTTTCCATATCAACTGAGTTTTAGGAGACTTAACGTTTTCTCTCGAACCCATAAACTGATCATATCTGCTCACTTTAATAAGGTATGCAATTTGCGTGAATAGATAGTTAACGAATCTCTGAGAATCTCGCGCATCTTTGAATAGAGGTCTGCAAACTTGTCTGCCTTCTTTATCCCAGTAGGAGTTTTGATCGACGAAAACAAGTGGCAATTGTTGAGAGTGAAAATCTGTTTCATCAAGAATGTAATCACCAGCCCATTTGTACTTTTTAATTTTGTAAGAGACTATTTTTCTCTTGCGACTTATTACGCATGGCCTTCCTTGATACATTAAATACTCGTCATAATCTTCTTCGTCTGAGTGTTCATCGTCTATTTCGTAGGGGTCATGACTGCCTTTGACCATTCTCATATTTTCTAAATCTGAGAATTCTTTGTCGTCAACGCAATAGGTTTTTCCTTCATTATCTTCAAGCTCATATAAAGTTCCGCTCACTAGTTTTCTTTTCCATACGACACCGATTGTTATCGTTTCATCGTTGTTCCACTCAAACGACGCATAGCTGTCATCCTCTGTCTCCGTGACAGTAGGGGGAATAGAACACTCTACTGATCTGCCATATTTTTTTCTGAAAAGCTCGCGTGACATTTTGATATAGAAACCAGAGTACATTCCATCCGTTTTACAAATACTATCAGCGCCTAAATCCCAGAAACATTTTGTCGCGTCTTTAACAGATTGCATCATGGGCGTTTGATCAAATGATTTATTGTTAATGTAGTTTGAATCTACATAATAAGCGCCGTATCCGCCAATCATCGCTTGCTGATGAGCAGTTTGATAAACGATTTTTGATTTTGAGTTTAGAGATATTTCTTTGACTAATGCCTGTCTAACAGCGATTGTATTTTGATCGATAATATCTTCGTCCGGAACAGCTTCGAGCTGCGGTGTATTCATTCTTTGCTCACCGATTAGCGTGTTCGCTAATGGCGCAATCTTGTTGGATTGAAGAGGTATTTTATTATAGTTCTTTAGCAACTGCTCTTCGTCATCTTCCCACTGACTACCGAACACGAAATTATGACAATCATGATATTGCTCGATATTATCTCTGAATCCCTTGCGGAATTTCTCAACATTTCCTCGGAACTCTGCACATAACTTTGCGTTTAAACGCGGCTTGTCACTCTTATTTGTCTCTTTACGTGCCATAAATAATCCTTTATAACGCAAAAATTTCTCATATTGTACATTAAAAGAACTTTCCTTTCGTGTTTATTTTTGTTTCAACTTCGTTTCGCTCGCCGTGTGAAATGTCGTAGAAACCACCCGCAAAGGTGAGGGCAAGAGCATCTGCGGTGTCTGGACTATCTAAGCCCCGCTTCTTCAAGTCTTCTTTGCGCTCAATAACTAATCTACCATTGCTATCCCATCTAAAACCTAAGCCGCACAAATCAGCATGCAAAACATCGCTATCGGGTATTTGCACGGGCGCTTCGCCATTAAGCCAATCCCGCATTTCCTGCCACATCTCAGCTCGCTTATTAGAATATTTATCACGCTCGCTTGCATTAGTTGCAGAGTTAAGACCCTCTACCATGGTGTAGCCAAGTTCTAGCAGTCGATCAACAATGCCCGCACCAATGCCGATCACGTCTATGTACATTCGTGCAGGTCTTTCTTTGTCGATTATTTTGCGTAATACACCAACTATTTGCATCGTGTTGTGATTAGTGTGACGCTCAAGCTTGTAAGCCAAACGCCCACGTCTGCGAATAATCGTAAATTTGTCTTTATCACCTAGAGCTGGATCGACACCGATTATTAAGCCAGAATCGCTATCGACATCAGCTTTACGTGCGCGCATTACAGCTATTGAGTTTATAAATGCGTTCTCGATAGGATTTCTGAAAGCCTCAGCTGCAGTCATGGGATATTCTTGCTTAAACTTCTCTAATCCCAGCTCTATATCTTTAGCATTAAACTCTCTTATTTTTACGCGACGCCAGCATAAGTTTTCTAAGGTAAGACCATTACTTTTAAACTGCTCTAATAGTTCTTTTTCTTCTTCTGTCGCTTCAAAACCTTTGATTTTCTCAATGTATTCGTCTTGCCAATACCAGGGCAAAAATATGGCTTGGTATTCGCTCGCGCCGCTAATCGCGCCTTGCCAAGTGTCGTGATAGTAGTCACCCATACCATTAGCAGTGGACTCCAAAATAATCTCTGTATTTTGACTGCGAGGAACTGCCTGCATTACGCCTGCGGCGTGAGTAGCGGCATTAGGCCAAAATGCAACTTCAGAGCCGTGAAATAGTTGAATTGTTTTGGATCTTCCTGTGCCTTTAGTTGCAGCGGTACCCACAGAGTAACCAGATTTGAACGCTTTGAAATATAGTTTATTAGCAGAGCTAGAGTCTGGATTGGGACACAAACCATCTGGCAGGTTTTCAATGTACTGACGCGTCATATTAAACAAGTTTGCTGTTGCTTCCGTTTCATGCGTCAGAATATAAGCTTTAGTACCTTTGCGGGTTATTACTTTGTGAGCAAAGCGTGCTTGTATGTATGTACTGCAACCCTGTTGACGACCTTTCAAAACGATAGCACGCACTTTGCCAGTCTTTTTAAGTTGATCATCTAATTTTTTGTGCAAATACTGCTGCGCTTTATTTAAGCGCAAAGGCATATCACCGCCATTTTTGTCGGTGATAATGA